AGCACCGTCTTTACCGTCTGCTCCATCCTTACCAGGAGCACCGTCTTTACCAGCTTTACCAGGAGCACCAGGAGCACCGTCTTTACCAGGAGCACCGTCTTTACCGTCTGCTCCATCCTTACCAGGAGCTCCATCCTTACCAGCTTTACCAGGAGCACCAGGAGCACCGTCTTTACCGTCTGCTCCATCCTTACCAGGAGCACCGTCTTTACCAGCTGCACCAGGAGCACCGTCTTTACCAGCTGCACCTTGAATACAAGTCGGGTCCGAATATGAAGCGCCGTCGGAGGTATATGTCACGGTGCGCTGCCACATATACATACCATTTCGCCATTTTGGTGCCGTAGTGGACCAACCAGTTTTTGGAGGCGTTGTTTGAGACTCTCCAAGGGCGTACTCGACGTCTACGCCTTGGATGGGAATCTGTGAGCCGACAACACTTATCTTGTCCGACTTTTCAGATACATTGTGATTTGGCGTGCCGTCTTCGTTACAAGTCTCATCCTCCGCAGTGGCGTATACGGTGCCTTGAACACCTTCCCCGAGGCTTTTGTACGACAGATCGCCCTTTGACGTGAGTTCGCCTATCACATGGACTTTGCCCTCTGCCTCCAGATACGCACGGACGCAGTAGAAATCTGACGGCAATCCGCCTTCGAGTTCCCCACTCCAAGATACGTATAGAATGCCCCCGATAGATACGGCTGAGATACCAAGAGGTTTTCCTGGTGCCATAGTGTCTCCGACATTCTTTGCGACAGAATAGCCGTCCTTGTTTAGGACTCCATATATGTCTTTTGAACCGTTTGAACGGTGAAAAGATATGGAGCCTGTTGGAGCGGTATTTTGACCGTTTATCTTTTTGTGAGCCTGAACAACGGAGCGAGCCATGTTTTCATAGACGGGACTCATGCCAGGAAGAACAAGTCTGTTCATTTTCACCCTCTCATTAGTAGTATACGGATCTCATAACGCTGAATGTCAGAGACACTTTGTCTGTGCTGTCGCCTTCCATGCGAAGAATCCTTGTCGTATAGATACCGTCTGGTAAGCTGGGGTGATCTCTGATGTCTATGTCGATAAGATCTCCTGGCCATACCATCCCCATAAATTGGTCTTCAAAATCGTTAATGTGCACAGCCCCCTTCATTTGGCACAGAGGGTATTTTGAAGATTCGAGAGTACCTTCTGAGTGCCTTCTTAAAAGATCTATGTTGTCCCAACTGGTGTCTGAGACAACAGATTCTATGATAGGCCACGGATTTCTCGTTTGACAGAGAGACAGATCTTGTGCGAGATGGCAAAGCGTCGAATCGTCTTGACCAGCTCCAGTTCCATACACTCTCATCGATGGTCCGATATTCGAGACTTTTAATTCTTCAATCAGACCTCTACCATTTGAAAACCAGGTGAGCGTTCTTTTTGCGTTGCTATTGACCAGCTCATGCTCGCTGTCTGTTCCAGCTTCGAACCTCAGCCTTATGTTGTTTCCCTTTTTATAGGGAACAAACCTCATCTCGATACCGTCTTGAACATTGGTTATTTCGTTTAGGAGTTTGTCCGCTGCATTGTTAGACACATTATAGCCATAGTAAGTCCTTTGATGGTTTCCCGCCTCACCGTCGTATTGGGTGTCTATCGGCAGTCCCCCAGAAGGCTTTTCTCGTGTGCATTTCTGTATGATGTCTGCAGCTATCCCCCTGAGGGACATATTGTTGTAAGAGATAGTGTCGTTTGTGGTTCCTCCGTAGGATTTGCCAAACACATTTTCTCTCACAAGATATCGACTTGACAATATGTCTTGGATAGACAAGAGGCTAAAATCGGTACAGTCTTCAGAGTCGACTCTGTATCCTATTGTGCCAAAAATGATAGGCGTATCGTCCCACATTAGAACGATAGAGCTTTTCATGGGATACAGAATGCTGTTTCGTCCCTCTGGCGTGTTAGAAGGAACGGAAGCCCACGGAAGACTTATCTGTGACAATCCGTCCTCGCCAATGTTTCTTCTTGTGTTGGTAGACAATGAGGAATCTGACACGCTCATGTGCCACGAAAAATTCTGAATTTCTATGGGGGTAATCATGAGTCCAGATATGGTGTCACAGATGTAAGAATTCCACATTATTCTGCCACTCCAGAATCGACAACGAGCAGTCTTTGTCCTGGCCACGAACCTGCTTCGTAATCAAGCCAGATGTCTGAGGCAGGAGCTCTGCTAGAACCCCACAGTCTAGCGGAGATCGAGTGAAATCCTGCAGACACCTTGACGAAATCTTCGAAACAGCTCGTTGTTGGAGTCTCGGGATAATTTGTGAAGCGGAATGCCCTCTGGACAACACCATCGAGTGTCCAGTCAACGTAACCAGATCCGATCCAGTCGTGGGTCTTTGGCTTCCATGCCCACGTAGTTTCTGTTAGCTTTACAGACAAAAGTCTGTCTGTCGGCACATAGATCTGTCCACTGGCAAACGTATATGCAGAACCTGCTTGTATTCCCTTGTATGAGGTATCCGTCTTGTCAAGAAGAACGCCAAGAGAAGCTCCAGACGGTACGGCGTATCTCCGTTCGGAGGTCATAACGGCATTTTGAGTGCTTGTCGCCCCAGCAGGAAGCCTCATATATGCGATTATTGTCGCATCAGACGGAATGCTCGGTGGCACGGGAGAAGACGATGGAACTCCCTGAGACACACCAATCGTAACGAGATTGTCTCCATCTCCGTTCTGAATGTCATGGGACGTCAGCCAGATAGCGTCTATGCGCGACTGACTAGAAGTGTTCGATTGGACAGAAGGTGTGTTCCCTCCCGAGCAGTACGCTATGGTATAACCGTCAGATTCCCCCTTGCTGCAGATAGCCACACCACTGCCCACAACATAATAGAGAGACGATGTGCCCTTAACACTGAGACCGTCAATGATGCCAACATTAACAAAAAGGCTACCGATGATCTTTCTCATCTCTAGTGCTGAAGTTCCGACCCCAGCATTGCTTTGAGGCACTCCCAACGCTACAGACATTTTAACCTCCTAAATGTACGAATCATGAACTACTACTTCGCACGTCCCTACGCCATACGCCAAAAAAGACAGAGACAAATCGCTCTTTGGCGGAACAGAAGGGAACCCTCTCTCAGACAGATTCCTTGTTACATCGACTCCGTTTGAAGACGCTGTTCTCTTGCTACAATTCATTATAATAGGCGATCCCCAGTTTACAGGTTCAGAATAAGACAGTTTCTCTCCTGTCTCTTGATTGGTGATCGAAAATCCGTTTGGAAAATTTCCGGACACAGTGATAATCGGATAAGAAACTATGGTGCCACTGTTGTGTGTTGTACACGTATTGTTTACTACGGTTTGCTTACCCCATTTCAAGGGGAAAACAAGAATGGAATCCTCAAATTGCAATCCACCAGATGGGTCTGGCGACGGCTCCATGTAGCCTGAGGAGACCTCTTTAGACAGGCGTACAGGATCCTGACACACCACGGTGACAGAGACCTTAGCGTAGTTCACGTCCCACGATTTGTCAACGTCGAATTTGACGTAACCATCGCAATATGTACAATCCTGTGTATCGTACACATAGATTCTCACAATTTTCTTAGAATAGTAGAGGAGCTTTTTAATGCCGTCTACCACCTCAGTTCTGTCTTTCCCAATAACATAGACCGAGAAAGAAACCGTTCTGGAATTGTACAAAACTCCAGAGTCAACCACTCTGTGAGACCCGTCTCCAGTTGTTCTTTCAGACGAGCTTACCTTTGCAGTCGGATTCGAAAACCACCCTTCAATTCCTTCATCCGTTATGTAAAAATCGGATTTGATAGAAGGATCTCCTTGTATGGCAATGGAGTCGTCTCCGTACTCTAGGATTATTTGTCGAGCTTTATTGGGCATATTGACTCCAATTCAATTCATGCATGACATTTCTGTTGAAAACTGTAGCTGCAGAATCAAAATCTTCGTCTGAACGAACGATTATGTTTTTTACGTTTACAACAGGAGCTTCATTCACGACTGGACGAGGGTCTATAATCGACTTAGACCCATTAGAGGGCAATGTGCCATTGAAGTCTGCAATCTTCAGTTCTGGTACGACTGGGATGGTGTAATCGCCACTGAGTGAGTCTGCAATCTCCCCTCCGATATCGCTCACTCGGTTAAATACACCCCCAACACCATTGTTAATGCCCGTAAGGAGCGACTTCATAATAGCCTGACCGTTCGGTATCAACAGCTTAAGGTCATACGGAATCGGTCCCTTAAGGCTGGCAATGGTACTACCAATACCGCCGACAAAGTCGAACACGCCTTGAACACCACTGGTGATACCGTCGAGAAGACCCTTCATGATCGACTTGCCAGCATTAACCAGGAGCGTACCGAGGTTTCCGAGAGCACCAAGAATTCGTCCAGGCAGTCCTTGCATGAATCCGAGAACACCATCAATGCCAGAGCTTACACCACTCTTGATGTTCTCCCAAGCACCACTTAGGAATGAACTAATGGCGTTCCAAGCACCACTCCACACCCCCTGAATGACTCCAAGGACGGAAGAAATCACGCCTTGAACAGCCTGAATCGCTCCAGAAATAACACCCTTAATACCGTTCCAGATGGAGCTTGCAATCTGTTGGAGACCGCTCATGACACCATCCCAGTCGCCCTGAATGATGCCAAGAACGACTTGAATGATACCCTGAACAACGCCCATTACCGCCGAAACAGTGGCTTGAATAGCGTTCATGACGCCTTGTATGGTACTCTGAATAGATGGCCATACAGTGTTAACAACACCCATGATAAAATTCATGGCATTGACGAGAATAGGCTGAAGCGCGGCCACGACCTGTGTGAGCAGATTGTAGATGTTCGTAATTGCGGGCATCATGATTGCGGCAATGTTCGTAACATGCTGAACAATCATCGTGCCGATTTGAATAATGATCGGGAGGATGGTGTTCAACACAGGAGTGAGCACTGCAGTGAGCGTAGAACCCACCTGAGAGAAACACCCCACCATAGCAGTCACCATGGGCAGTACGTTAGACGCTATGGTATCTCCTAGGCTTTGGAGTGCAGACACAAACGGAGCGATATTCGACTCAACCGTAGAGCCTACGTTCATGATAGCCGTCTGGACTGTATCGAATAGACCAGCCACAGAATTCGCTATCGGATTGAGCTGCTCGAACGTGAAACCCATCTTCTGGCCGATAAGCTGGATGGCATTCCACATTACGTCTCCAGCAGTAGCTGCCTGACCAGTCTCATTCTCGAAGTCTGCTATCCAGCCCTGCAATTCGGAAAAAGTGTTACCAATCGAACCGATAGCATTCGGTATAGTGGATATCGCGTCGGTGAGACCGTTGATCGCTGCTGTTGCTGCAGGCTTAATCAGATCGAGACCCTGCGCCATCAAGTTAACACATGCGGCTTCAAGGTTTCCGAATGCACCTTCCCACGTTGTGGTGGCTGTAGCTGCCTCACGTGCGACATCGGTTAGACCGAGGTTCAGAATAGCGTCATTGAACTCGTCTGCGGTGATCTCTCCAGCTGCCATTGCATCTCGGAAATTGCCAGTGTAGGCTCCTGCTTCAAGCAATGCTTGTTGGAGCTTACCAGAAGCTCCTGGGATAGCATCAGACAGCTGGTTCCAGTTCTCGGTAGTAAGCTTACCCTGACCAGCAGTCTGGGTGAGAACCATACCAACGGATTTATATGTATCTGCGGTACCACCAGCAACTGCGTTCAAGTTGCCAACAGCTTCAGCCAGCTTCTCGTAGTTCGGGACGCCATTGGAGGCTAGCTGTGCCGTGATGTTTCGAATGTCAGACAGACCGTACACAGTTTCGTCTGCGTACTTCTGCGTAGAAGCGGTGAGCTCTTCAATCTTTGAAGCGTCAACACCTGCGAAGTTCAGAGTCGATGTGAACTTCTGGGTAGAGTCGGAAGCCTCAATGGCTTCCGAAGACAAATCACTCAGAGCGCTGATAGCAGTCTGAGCCATGTCTGCAATGATATTACCGAAAGCTGAAGACTTAACCGACTGGAAGAAGGTGGAAAACTTGCCTCCAGCACCTTCAGCAGAATCTCCAAGACCTCCGATGTCTGATTTGGCCTTGGAGGTGGCAGAGCCCAGCCCAGACGCATCGCCAGTAATCTTGACCATCAACGTATCCAGAAGCATGTCTGCCACCTCCTTTCGTTATCGAGAAATCGTTCCGTTTTCCCCGTAGACCTCATGGAATTTCTTCTTGTCGGGTTTAGGGTCGGAATCTGGATTGTAGAACAACACTGCTTGGTTGTAGAAGAAGGCTACTTGTGGCAGTGTTAAGCAATCGAGTAGGTAGTCTAGCGTCCAATGATAAACTAGACAGACCTGAGCGAACATTCTACCTAGGTCTACTTCTTCTTCATCGCTCGACGCTGGGCTCGATTCGGAGTAAAATTTGCAGGCGTCTCGCCATCTGCCACCTCATTGTTGTCGCCACGGATGCATTCAGCGACAAAATCAAGAATGGCAGAGAACTGAGCATTGGTGACGTTGTCCATCACCCAGTCGAAGTCTGCAGGCTCACCGTTCTGGTCATTACCGAGAATGTCAAGAAGAGCCTTCATCTCCTTCTCGTATGCCTCATACTTCTTGGACGGGTCGTTCTTAATCTCATCGGAAGTAGCCCACGCACCGATGCGAATGAGCTCGGTAGTCTTACGTGCAGGCACCTGAGAGATGTCGAACTGACGTCCCGCAATCTCAAGAATCTGCTCCTCAGGGACAATCTTGTCCAGATTGAGGTACTTAGCCATAGCCGTTAGCCTTTCTCTTTAAACCAATAAAATCGTTTATAAGATCGCAAAATCGTGTTTTTAAGACGATTTTCGACGTTAAAACACGATTTTTGCGCTTAAAACGTCACATCTGGTGATCTTCGATGACGAACAGCTGGTCACCAACAGCACGGGAAGTGTCCTCCGTACCAACAAGGGTAATCGGTACGACATCCGTCTCGTCGGCATCGTCAGCTTGGAACTCGATCTCGATGCCAGAGTCTGCAGTAGCCTTGTACACCGTGATGGAGAACTCACGACCGAGGCTGTCATAGTTCGTGATACGTGCAACGGCAGCGTCGAGCTGCTGAAGACCGCCAAAGCTCAGGCGCTTATACGCTGCAGGCTTATACTTGTAGGACACCTGGACAACGGAACCATCTACAATCACAGAGGAGCCGCTCTTACGAGCGATGCAAGTGTAGCCGTCAGAATCGAGAGCCACGACATAGTCTGTGCCCTCGACAGCAGCAGAGCCACCCTTCTTCTTTACAGAATCGATGGTGACCGCATTGCCATCGCCCATACGATGATCCAGTCGAATGAACGTGGCACCCTTGAGTGTGTGCTCCTCATTGGTGACCGTCTGCTGAGAACCTGCAACGGTCTCGAGCTTGCTTACTCCACCCATATAAACTGCAAGCGTGTCGAGGTTAATCTCCATGAGGTTTGCCTCGACCTTAGCAGTCTGAGTGCCAGCACGCTCAAGAATAACACCAGCATTATCGCTGGTAATGGTGACCTTGTCTCCAAGTTCGTGGGTGAAGTGGACGCCAGTGAGCGCACCGACGTCTACCAGGCTGTCGAGAGACTTACCAATCTCCAGTCGACCAGAGCCAAAGCGGATAGTCTCGGGATGCTGGACTGTAGTCTGAGCCATGGTTGCACCATCCTTTCTAGTAGAACGTGACCCTGAAGGTCATAGGGGAATACGGAGTTTTGACCTCAGTATCCCATTCTGTGGACGAATTGACGTATTCGATGTAGCGAATACGATCTTTCTTGTATCTGTGAAGCAGCTCTTTGAGCGCACCACAGGTGCTCTGGAGCTCAGACTGGGTGCTTGCGACAACCGTGAGCTGCCAGCTGGAACGGGAAATCGGGGCTGCATCTGCTTCAATGTCATCAACGAGCGAATAGTGAATGGCAGGAAGGTCTGGCGAATTCGGCTCGTATGAGGTGGTATCTGGCAGCTCGCCAGGATACACACGTGACCCCACATTAGAAGCCATCTTAGCGTCGCTAATGATGATGCTCCTGAGAAGCTCTCCTACGTCAAACTGTGTAGCTGTCGCCATGTCAGCCATTTATGCTCCTTGACTGGCAAGCATCTGCTGCATTGCCCTCTGAACTTGATTCTGAATGCGCTGCTGGTTCTCATTCAGTGCAGGTTGTAGGTACGGACGACCCTTCATCCTAGCAGTCCCCTGCTCAACGTACTTTGCGTACCTGACGTCCGTACCAACGAGCACGCCACTGTCAGATTCAGGTTCCATGTGGATTGAACGAGACAAAGTACCAGTCTTCTTCGGTACTCGACGCTTGGCAGAGTTGACAACGGTATTCGCTCCCGCCATCAAAGCCTTCAGCTCAGTCGGCATTGCCTGTTCACCGATGTAAGTGAACTTTGAAAGCACCTGAGCAGTCTTGCCAGAGTCAAGATATACGCTCACTCCAGGCGTGTTCTTAGCCATTAATACCACCTACTTACAGGTATCTCGCTGACATCGGCTGACTGGTTAGGAGTGCGCTCCTGAACGAGATACGGCTCACCGTCCATATGGTCGATGACCGCCTTCCAGCCGATTTTAATCTCAGGATGGGCATCTGCAATCAGGATGCGGACGAATCCCTCCTCTGAACCATAGCTTGACTGGGTATTGCTCGTCTTAGCTAGGTTTCGATTGCTTACTGCACAGGGAATGTCGGTCAGAGCTTCCACTTCCTCGAACTTATCGAGAACTTGTCCTGTGGAGTCCTGCTCTTTAGTCGGCTTGTAGAACGTGACTGTGTGGTCAAAGTAGCCTTTCAGCATGTCCTGCCAGCCATTGCCTAGGAGTTTCATGCAAGAGCCTCCCACCACGGACGCCAATGCGTAGGCAACTGAGGAGTAACCACATTAGCTACGCCACATACAATGGTGTTAGCTGCGTCCGCATCAGCCTTTGCACGGAGAGCGGCTGCGGAAGCTCGAATCGCCTCCGCAGTCGCTTGTCCGTTCGTGGTAACATCCAGAATAGTCAGCACCTTAAGCGTGTACGCTGCATTGGCGGCAATGGCGTCGAGCGCATCAGCAGCAGCGTAGTAAACGTTGCCGTTGCTCAGCTCAAGGAACGACTCCATCTCATCATCAGTGAAGATGTAATCGTCAGCAGCCTTGTCACCTGTGAGAAGCCGAACCAGCTTCACTTTGTCAGCGTACTGTCCCATGGTGCCTCCTTACGCGCCCATAGACTTGAGAGCGCACTTCGGATCGATAGCCGTACCGCCCATGACGTGACGCACCTTGTAGCCGATGGCGTCGTGGTCGAAGTCGCCAGCCATAGCGCCAGCAGAAGCACCACCGACAGACATAGCATTCGGAGACTTCATGAACAGCTCAGGAGAGCGGTGACCACGGAGGAATGCAAACTCAACAGCACCACGAGCAGCAGACGGGTCTGCGAGCAGGTAGTACGTGTCGGAGCCATGCGTCTTGTCGAGGACAGGAAGGTAGTGGTTGACGACGAGCTTAAGCTTGCCCTTCAGCCAGTTGTTCGTGCGCATCTGGAAGGACTCCTCGCTACCGTCCCATGCAAGGAACTCGGAAGCGTTGAGGATGTTGTTCGCAGTGACCTCAAGCGCAGGGGGAACCATGAGGATGGCAGGACCGACCATGATAGGCTCGCCATCGTCGTCCACCTTAGCGGTGAACTTCTCAATAGCCTTCTGAAGGTTCTGAACCGTGAGCGGATTGGACGACATGAGGTTGTCGTTCTTAGAAGAGAAGAACTTGTCGTTCATGAGGAGCTTAGTAGCCTCTCGCTCCTCGGTACGACGAGCAGCCTTACCAAAGCGCGTAGGCTGGTCGGTAAGGAGGGACAGATCGTCATCGATCATAGCCTCCCAGGAGATGTCGAAACGAGCACCAAACTTCTTCACAGAGAACTGGAGCTCAGACTCGCGACGACCGACAGACTTGTACTCGCCCAGCTCGTCAACGGTCTTAAGCGCAGCCTCGCCACCGTCCATAGCATAACGCTTGGCAGGACGGAAGTCGGCTACCTCAGAGACCTTAGCCCACTGGGTGTAAGTCTGGGGAGCCTCAGCGTAGGAAGCGAGAATCTGACGGTCAAGAAGGTCACCGAAATAAATCGGGAAGTCGCTGGTGGTCAGTGCCTCCTGGAAGCGATACATATCCAGCTTGCTACCACGCTGAACAAGGTTAGCAACAAGATTCGCAGCCTCAGCCAGATTCTTGTTGTACTGCGGATTGTTACGAGGGGTGATTCGCACACCCTCGCCACCAAAGAGCTTATCTGCAGTCGCAGCCTCTGCATTGATAGACTCTACAAGCTCAAGAAACTCAGCCATTATTCACACCTTTCTTTACACAGTAGGGTTGGCAGCAGGGTTGGCAGCGCCATAGGCGAGACCGAGGCAAAGCAGCACAGGAACAACGATGTCCGTGCTGGAATGCGTGACAGCCTCAAGCGCAAAACCAACAGGGACCGCCTTAGAGACACCCTTGGGAGTAGCGGAAACAACGCCACCGACCGTAGTGGTCTCCTTCAGCGTCAGGTTCCAAACACCCTTCGTAGCGATGGTCGTGTAGTAGTTGGTACCGTTGTCGGTCTTGGCATCGGTAAGAGCGATACCGATAACGTCGCCGACCTGGACGAGTTCGCCACTCTTAACGTCACTAGCGACAGGGAGCGTCAGGTTCTCGCCGACCTGAACAAAGTTCTTAGCCATTCGTTTCCTCCTTAGCGGCCATTAGCGGCAATCTTAGCCGCACTCTCGGACAGACCCATAGCCTTGAAGGCATCGGTAAGGTCGACAGCCTCTGCAAGATCATCGTCGTTCTCGCGACCCTTGGAGCCCATGCCAGTAACGTTAATGCCACCAGACAGCTTACTGATGTACTCAGCCTCAGCCTTGATAGCCTCCTGGACAGACTGCTTCACCTTGTCCTTGTCGAGCTTCTTCTTGTCGTCCTCGTCCTTAGTCGCCATGAACTTACCAGCCTCCTGCTGGATACGCTCCTTGGTGACTTCAGGCAGGTCGCTCTCCTTCAGCTCTGCAGCGACGATTGCACCGCACTCAGTAAGCATATGTGCCTCGTTGAGGCGTGCAAGCTCCTGGGTGAGGGTATCAATCTGACCCTGAGCCTCGGAAAGCTGCGTGTTCAGACCATTGATGGTGTTGTCTCGCTCACCAATGGTGTTGAGAGCTTCCTCAAGATTCATAGATTCCTCCTCATTTACGTTTTCAAGTGCGTTGTATGGGCTTCGTGCAGCCTCAGCAAACTGAGCCAGAACCTTGCCACCAGCTCCAGCACGAGTCACAAAGTCAACAGACTGGACGAGATTAATCTCCTCGACCAGAAGACCTGCGCGACCCTCAGCTTCACCCTCGTGAACCTTGCCACCAGCGCGAATAGACACGCCGATGTATGGTCCAATCTCGTTCAGAGTCTCACGGAAAGGTTCGAACACGGTAGCATCACCGTAGATGCCAGCACCATTCGCATTGGTCTCCTCATAACGTACGTTCGTGAGCACGCCTGCGAGGTCTCGAAGGTCTCGCTCAGGACGCTCGTAGTTGTCAGAGGACTTTGGGTGGTTCCAGAACATCTGCGCACCCTCAAAAAGTTGTGCAGAAGCTGCAAGAACGGTCTCGGAATAGTAGCCAGAAGAACCCCAACCAGGCTGAATGACCTTGACAGGGTACTTACCTACGGCTTTGTCTGCTTCGGTGAGCAGTGAGCCCAAGAATGTGATGTTATCCATGTTCACCTCCCGTCAAGCCACACATTCTTATAATAAATGCGTCGCATAGGGAGCTTGAACCGCCATGCCACGCATTCTTGAAGAATTATCTCTCTAGTAACAAGGCGAGAGAGCTAGGTTCCATCTGAAATAGTGAGCTTTAACCGCTCTAAGGCTCAAATGTAATGCCATTATCACCTGTGTATGGAACGGTATGGTCGACCTTAGCATCCCAAAACTTGTCAGGAATGCCATTCGGAAATGCTTCACAGTACGGCTTACCATCTGGAGAGAAGCCTCTGAAACGGCGGCAGTGGACACAAATGGTCTGATTAACACCATCAGTGCTTACCTTCGAATCCAGCTCGCCATTGAAGAGAAAGGCTTCGAAGCTGTCTTCTTCCATTTTATTCGGCATAGGCTTAAACATTTTCATCAACAATCTCCAATGCAGTACGGTTAAAAACTACCACACACCCTTTGCTAGACACTTCCATACCATCAAACCCCATTGCAGCCAACAAGTCTGAGAATTCTATGCATGGATATTTGCTATTCATCATTTGTTCAAAGTCCCAAGCAGACAACTTCAGACCAAACGCATCATTGCAGCTTCTTCTTGCCATTTCTGCTTCTTCTGGGTAGTCTCTCTTGAAAATTGAGAACCTTTGCTTCCAGTCATTTTTCCCCACTACATAGATTTTAGCTCCATTTTTGAATTGCATTTTCTCGACTATGGAAGTATCCGAGCCTCTGGCGTATGAGTCTGCGATACCCCTATCTTTTTCTGTATACATGCCTCTGCCATATATGTGTCCACCATATTTTGCAGAGTAATACCACGTTCCATTCAGCAAATCATTGTGGTAAGACAGAACAGTCTCTCTATCGTTTGCAGAGACTCCACGATATATACCTCTGCTCTCATCGAATTCACTCAAGCTGATTTTCTTTGGCAATCCATCAAAACCTTGAGAGTTCACGATATATTCGATAGCAGTAGACTCTTCGTATTCATCCGAGTAGTAAAGGTCTGACATCTCCTTGGAGATTCTTTTCCTCGTTGCATCCGAAGAAGACTTGAAATATCTACCATTAAGTTTCATCATGGCTTTTGCAGAATCGTTTCCAAGCAAGAAACTATAAATCCTGTCTGCAGACGCTTTGTCTCCTAGCATGTTCTCACCAGGAGAATAAACTCCAGACACTTTCGATGAAGACGATTTTTCGCTCGTATACTGCTCGCCATATATAGCATCAATAGGCTTGCCCAGCATGTCTTCTTCGAGGATGTCCTGAAGGAAATCGCATCGACATCCAGGGAAACGAGGTGGATGCATATGCCCACTGGGGAACTCTTTGTTAATAGGTATCCAGCCGACACGCTCGTTCTCCTTGCAACCATCAGACACACGGTCGTCCTCAAGCGTCTGCCATGCCTTCATCATCTTGACGCCATTGTCCTGAAGGTAGTTGCCGACCTGAGCGTTCCCCTCGCAGTAGGCGTTCGCTAGCTCTGTAACAGCGACCAGCACAGCGCGATTGGGCACATGCTTCTGGGGCATAGGGACTGCGAAGTCTTTGAACTTGTCTTTGATGTCCTTAGCTATGTCGTTGTAAGAAGAGCCAGACTTGACACCATTGGAGACGATACGTGCAATCTCCTTACGAGTGGTGTCGTTAATCTGTGTTACAGCCTCTGCAGCATGCTTCTTAGCGTACTCTTGTGCTCTGAGGTTAGGAAGCGACACCCATCCAGACTTATCCGCCTTAACATTGCGAACTTTGGATGCCTCCTGGAGAGAGGCACCATCGGGTGCACTGGCGGATTCAGATGAAGTTGACGACTTCGACAGGGATGAGAAGAACCACCCAGTGCACCCGAGGTCACGGCATTGCTCTACGGCACCTGCAAGCCACACTCGATATATGTAATTCTCGATTACACGCTGCAATTCAGCCGAGTGTCGCTTGACCTCGACCCTTATTATCGCGCTATATTTGTTCTTTAGGTCACGAGAATCGCGAGGTTTTTCTGCTTCGATTACTTCATCGCCCTCAGGAAGTCGCTCCTCAATGCCCTTCCACGTAGCCCAGAACACCGCTGCAACGTCAAGAGCCATAGCAGAAGCCCACGGCTGAATGATGGCATTGTGCTTCTTAATGGCAAATGCATTGCGATACTTGGCTATGGTGCCGTAGGGTTCTGCCATTAGTGGTGCCTCCATTCGAGCTTCTGATCCTCGACGATTCGCCTTGCGATCTCTTCAGGATCTCGGAACAAATCTATCAAGGCAAACGGAATAAAGGCTACCACCACGACAAGGATCAGCACGAAAGACTCTGCATCCATCAGATACCCTTCTCCCTAAGCTCAGCCACCATGTTGTCGAGCAGCTGAATGTACGACTCTTCGACCTCACCAGCAGCCTTGTCTGCCTTATCCTCAGGTGTCTTGGCATTCTTGACATCGTCGCTGTTCTTCTTGGCATCGTCAATTGCTCCTGCAGCCTTAGCCGCTTGAGCTGCCTGCTGGTCTGCAGCAGACTGCTGTCCCATGGCGATCTCGAGAGCCTTCTGCTGCTTCTCCTCTTCCACCTCATCCCAGCTCTTCGGATCATCGGGGAACAGCTTGTCCACAATGTCCGTGTCCTCACCGAGCGCAGTGAGCAGCTGGGTGGTAGCAGTCTTGAGATCGATGGTGTTGGCAGGAGTCTGACCAGACAGAGTGACGCTCTTCACGATGGCATCAATGCGCTCGTTGACATCCTCCTGGAGGATGGGCGGGAACTTGACATCGAACGCACGATCAAGCTCGCCTGTGTCAACATAGGACTCGCCATAGTCGTTGAACGAGCGGACACCCTTGAGCTTACCACCAGGCTTCAGCGCAGACTGGTCGATGACGTAGTCTAGCACCGTGCTGAAGATGTCAGTCCAAAGTTCCTGACGCTCCTGGAACATGAGGAGCATAGGCTGCTCCATCGCCTTGGCAGTAGCAAGATTACCAGTGCTAGGGTCTCCGAAGTAGTGCTCGTAGATACCAGTCGCAGCGCACACCATCAGCAGAGCACGACGACCATCGTCCACAGCCACCGTAGCGCCACTCTTAGGCATGGGTGTAAGGTCGAAATTGTCTGAGGACATCCACACCTGAGCCGCTTGCCCAGGGAGATCACCATTCATAGGGTTAGAACCACCGTTAATGGCTCCTTCGAGCACCTGCTTGGCTTGCCCCATACCAGTGGCACCAGACTTGCTCGTAGCCTTCCATGCGAACTTAGACAGGCTCTTGACAATGGTGTACCAATCCTCAAGGAATTCCTTGTATGCCTTAGCCCAATCGATGGCTGCGTAGATCTCAGACACACCGTATTCCATGTCGGACAGGCAGTTCGTCTTCACATGGTATACGGGATTCATAGCCATAACCTCGATGCCGTTGAAGTACCGAGGCAGACCTCCCTGAGGCATGTAGTTGATGTCTGGGTACATTGCCTGTCGGGTCTCGTACTTCTGCGAGCCTGCCTCCTTAGGCTGCTGCCACTGACGGAAATAGTACCACGGCTCTTTGCTATCCTCGGGATTGTAGATGATGCGGGTAATCTCGTTCAGCGGAATGGTACGCACACGAGTGGCTCCGTTGAGAGGGTCTGTGAAGAATGTGAAGAACAGATTCGCAGTCACCTGAAGCTCGGTCTCCTTGACCAGCATAGCCTGTTCGCCTGTGAACTCAGCCTTGTTCTTGGAGTCGTCCATGAATGCATCAATAACAGACTGGACATCCTCGTCTGCAGCCACCACGTCTAAACCCTGACCGAACACGTAGTTCGCCTGAGTGGCTACGGATCGCTTGACCAGAGGGTTCTTCAACCAATACACCCTCGCCATGGCGGCAATCTTGTCGATGGATGCCTTGGTGAACTGACGGTTCAGCGTAGAGTCGCCGATACGCTCGTAGCCCACGTCATCCAAAGCCAGCTCCAGCTCAGCGATGCGCTCCTGCAGCAGCTCGTTGTTGCTATGTTCGGTGAATGCCATATTGCCATACAGCTCAACAGCTTCACTGAGACTGTTAAGCTGTCCACCGCTCAGCCCATTTGCTATCTTCAGGAGAGGATGATTCTTGTCCATTGCCATTCAGATACCTCCTACACTGGTGAGATTATGTTGGGTACGTCGAGCTCGACCAGTGAAGCACCAGTCCTACGGCTGGCGAGCTCCTGAGTGAGAATAGCAGCATAGGATGCCGTGTCGACTTGGTCGTCATGGGCACCCATGGGGAAGCCAACGAGCTCATCCTCGTAGTCGCCCAGCCATGCAGCGCCCATACGATGGAAGACCTTGTGGCTCTCGTAACGAGCACCAATGGGGATAGCCTTGGTGACCTTGTCCTTGGTGGCGTTCAGCTCCATCACAGGCACACCAGCATTGCGCAGCATCTGGAAGACGGGACGACCAACACCATTAACCTCGATGCCCATGCACGTAGGCATGTAGCGTCTGTACTGGTCGAGCAGGAGCCTAGGCTGCTCTGCTCCTTCCATCTGTGCCCTGAACACGTCCCAAAGAAGCAGATCGTTCTTCGGAGTGACAATCCACGTGCTGCATACGAACCAGTCTGCTGTAGTCTTGGCAGAGGCTGTTGGGTCGACGGTCTGGAAGTGCCAGCATTGCTCAGGCACGAATCGCTCGTCGCCTGTGTCCCTGTGAAGCACGTACGTATGGTCGATGAGCTCCCAGTACCTGAAATCCTTCCTACGGAACATAGTGCCGTCGGGAGGACTGGGATGCTGCTGGTACATGGCATTGAACATGTAGCTGCCCATGGCGATGCGCGTACGATTCAGCGATATCTCATCGTACATCTCTGGCCACAGCGCCTCTCCATCAGAACGACCGAGCTGGTCGGTGCCCTCTGCCAGAGCGGGAAGGCTCAGCACCTTCCACTTGTCAGCACCCTTCTCCATGTCTGCCAACAGACGTCCTGCGAGGTCGTCCTGATGCCAACGAGTCATAACGACGATCACGGCACCACCAGGAGCCAGACGAGTGCGCAGCGTAGTCTGGTACCAGTTGTAGGCAGAGCGCCTCACGGTCTCGGAGCTAGCCTCTTCGTAGTTCTTAATCGGGTCGTCAATGATGGCGATGTGAGCACCCTTACCAGTGATAGCGCCACCAACACCCGCTGCAACAATGCCATTGTCATGGCTCCCTTCGAGTCCCCATCGGTCTGCACGAGCAGCATCCTCTGCGAGCCTGACTCCGAACAACTCCTCGCTATCCCTCATCTTGTTCCTCGTCATTCGACCGAACTCTTGAGCGAGGTCTGCCGAGTAGGATGTGAGCATCCAAGTCATCCATGGGTTGTTGCCCATTCCCCACACAGGGAACTCCTGGGAGACGAGACGGGACTTGCCATGTCGAGGCGGCATGAAGATCATAACACGTAGATTATCACTCTCTGACTCCTTCATGCGCCCCTCGTGAATGGCTACTACGTCATTGATGGTCGCTTCGAGCTGAGCTGCAATGAGCCTGTGGTGGCGTCCGATCTTGTAGCCCTCGTCCATGTACAATGTGTAGTCGAGAAGGTGGCGACGTGCGAGCTCCTGTCGGATGCATTCGAGCTGACCGAGCATGTTAGGCACATCTTTGATGTCGAGCGGTTGAGTCTTGTCTCCATCGGACAACTGGGTGGGAAGACCTTCAGGTGCTTTCGTTCCGACGTGCGAGACGACCTTGTTACGTCTAGGCATCTTCCACCACCTCAGCAGCCACAGGTAAGGCGGGAAGTGCCGCATCATCCACATGATCTCCCACGGTCACTTCCACAGCTTGTGCAATTTCTTTTACCTTGGCGCGCAATTGTTCATCTGTTAGAGATCTCACGTCTACCTGCCAATTCACGTCCAACTTGTGCTTGGTCTCGACGGAAATCTCCATTACTCGCTTAGCGTTCCACACATCAGGCATACGACATTCAAGGTAACGGATCATGGCTGAGACGTTGCCATTGATAGCAGCAGAGAACAGAGCATTCTCAACCAGAGAACATGCGAAGATGCGAGCCTCTTCCAGGTCGCACCAGAACTTGGCATACTTGCCTTCTTGTCCTCGTGCCATTTCCTCTTTGCCACGACGACGCCATTCAGTGATTGTACGAGGATTCAGTCCCACACGAGCAGAAGCAGTGGTGAACGTGTAGCCTTGCTTCACTAGCGCAACAATCTGAGGAGCCTTCTCGTCGAACTTATGGTAGCCGCCCTTAGCTGCTGCTTCCTCAATGTCAGTATGGACGGCACAATATTTGCCGTCCACCGTTGCACCCTTTGTGCATTGCTTTCCTGTTCGAGGATTGTGTCCCTGGCAGCGAGGAGTCCCCCAGTAAGTCCAATGCTCAGGGTCTTCAATATGCTTAGGATGTGGGTTGTTCTTGGAATACTTAGGCTTCGACTTCTTAGATTCAGAGACCTTCTTCGAAGCCTTAGTCTTTCTGTTTTCCCTGTTAGTCGTCATTATTACCACATTCCTATTATTTAAATATATACTCCTTATCTATTATCGCTCTTTTTCTTATAGATTACCTTATCAATTTCATTATATTTTCTTATACATTAACACATTTTCTTGTTTTACCACATTAACGACATCTCTCGAAAACATTTTTATTATTTTCAAGATTCCCGATGAAAGTTGAACAATTTCGAGGGATAATGATGCTGCAGGGAATTAACAACGACTTCGAAAGGACACTGCAATGAACATTGCGACCGAATTCCACTTCTGCACTATCGCTGAGCGCATTGGTAAGACCACTCCCGAGAAGAGAGCTGTCCAAGCTATGGCGACGGCTCTTGGCTCCATTGAGTACGCCATCGCCGACGGCGACACCCACTACGAGGGTCACTGCTTCATCGACGATGCCGAGCAGTACGCATCCGAGGGTCTCGATTCGCTCGACAAGCGCACCCTCAATCATATCTCCGACGAGCGCATTAACGAGCTCGTCCACGAGGTCGCACTCACCTTCAAATACCTCGAAGAGTACAACGAACCCACCACTTCGCCTGAGACTAACAACGACAAGGAGGGCACCGTGACCACCGCTCAGACCTCCGTTTTCGTTCCTTCCTACGTCACTTCCCTGTCCTTCGAAGACTTCATCGACGGCATGTGTATGTTCGCTAGCAAGTGGGTCGGAGAGATCGCCGTTGACCGTGTGGCTATTCGCGTTGAGTCTCTCTACAACGACATTGCGTTCCGCATGATGGTGTTCGAGTATCGTAAGGCTGTGCTCGCTTGTGACGACCGCAAGAAGCGCATGTTCCGCTCTATGGTGACTGGCGACACTGTCTGCACCGCTGACGACTGGGACAACGACATCTCTTCCTCCAAGGTGAAGGCGTACGACGACGTGCTCTACGATATGCTCGTTCGCCTCCCCGGGAATGCCGAGGATGAGCGCGAATCTATCAAGAAGCTCTGCAAGTAGAATCCATTGGCTGGGTGGTGAGACCTGCCCTGCCTTTTTCTCAAAATATTTTCAAGATTTTTCAGATTCCCGATAATAGTTCAACTATTTAGAGGGATAATGACGTTGTCAGGGAACTACGACCGAAAGGTGGCAACGATGAAGAACTCAGCTCTCAACTGGATCGACGACGAGGGGTACTGCGGGTATCCGACCGCTCGTGTGAAGGGCTTTGCGATCGTTGTGTGCTGCGATGACGACGACAGCCTCGCAATGGCAGACCGCGCTCGCATCTACGAACTCGCAGACGAGTTCGGAGTCCACCCTTCCATCGTCTGCTCGTTGTACGACGTGATGCGGAACGAGCTTTACGATGGCATCGTCACCGCGCTGGAGGATATGGCGGACGATTCAGACTACGAGGAACTTTTCGATGAGTAGGCATTTTTACCGCTTGACGCTCCACAGGAACGATAGGCTTTACTTCTATGCGATCTACGAAAACAAGCTGAACGCTCGAAAAGCCTATCTGAAGCTTCGAACGAACAGAAAGTCCGATTCTGAGCGTCTAGATGAGGTGTTTTGGGACTCGTGCATTGGTCGTTGGCAGTACATTCAGACGCTGAACCACACAGACGGCAATTCACGTGATTCAGACCAATTCTAACGTGAGCACATAGAAACACCGCAGCACTTGCATGAGTCTGCGGTGTTTCTCTTGTTAGAACCCATTCTAAGGCTCCGAAATATTTTCAGAATCAGAGCTCAATCAGTCCATTGGCTCCAGCATCATCAAGTAGGAATCTAGCGAGGTGTTTGGCGGCATCTTTGGCATGAACACCCTTGCCTAGGTCGCACCACGGCACGGTCTTCATCTGAGATGCCGTATGCCACACGACTTCACATCCATTCCGCTCAGCCACAGCAGCGCAACCACCGACCAGCTCCATAGTCATCGTAGCTTCACGACCCATGGTGACTCCGATGCGAGGGGTATGCTTCTCAATTACGACCACCTGAATGGATGGACCAGCATTGCGCAGAAAATCTTCCATCCACTTAATGGTCTGGTCGTGAGGCACCATTGAGTATCCCACGTTCACAGCGTTCTTGTAGCTCCAGGAGCATCCCGTTGTGCCTCCTGGGTCAAGGGCTAGCACACCCCTATGCGGACGTCTAAGAACACGTTGGAACACGCTCACTCCAGTCGACTCTTTATTCTTGGAGGGCTTTTGCATCAACGACATCTGCATCTTCCTTTGGTTTGAAAGTCCACGATCCTACGCACCCATCGTTTTCGTCGTATGCTTCTATAAGGCGTGGACGTTCTGGACCAATAGCTGTAAACAAAGCTACGACAGCCACTTCACAATTCGATCTATTGAGTGGTCGGAGAAACGTCAAGTTTTGAGTCTCCTGATCTTTATAGACGATCAGCAGCCTAACAGCCTTTTTCTTGTTTTGCTTCTTTCCCATTAGATGTGTCCACCGCCAATCGCAATCAGTATCAGTCCAGAAAAAGTCAAAATGACTCCAGCCTTATACGTGTATTCAGGATCGCCATTCAGCTTTTCGGAAGAGCAGGCGATAAGGGCGAGAAAACCGATAATCACGAATACCATCCCGCAAACAGATATGATGTTCATCGCTTCTCCTCCTCAGCGATATGTTCCCACTTACGTTTGGCATAATCCTCGCCAGACATCTCAACGTCAAGCATAATAGCCTCAATAACATCCTCTACTGGCATGCAACGGCTAGCAAGACGAGAGCTCAGGACGACGCACCAGTCTGGTACATTGCTACGCTTCTTGCCCATTCTAATGCGCCTCATTTCGGATACAGATAAGCGCCTCGACCATTTCAGGCTTATTCAGACGAGCGATGTCGTCCTCGTCAAGGTCAATGGCGAGGGCGATGAGCTCACTCTTCTTCATACGTCTGAGCTTGTTATCAGATAAATGGAGAAGGTCGTCCATAGCCACGTCACGAGGAGAAGGTGCCTTGTCCAGGACCTCAGGAATACGCATCTGTTCCTGGAGAGAACCATCACCTGTAGCATACAAAGACCATGCAGCTCCGCATTCATCGCACACCACATCCACACAACGACCAGTAGACGTGATGTTCCCAAAACTCGTCCGAGCATGCTCGCCACTGCCGCAGACAGGACATACGCTTTCCGTGACGAGCTTGTATTCCTCGTCAGTCATTTCTCTGAGTCGAATAGTCTTCATTAGCCATCGACCTCGCTTGCAGACTCCCCTGTGGAACCATACCCACCACGAGAAGCGCAGCCCATGTCGTCTGTTTCAATCACGTGGATTTCAGGCATCATGGGCTGAATGCGGAACTGGGCTATGCGCGTACCAGCTGGGATGAAGGTGTCTCGAACGGCATACGCCACAAAACCCCAGACGTCGTCGTTGCCACAGTACTCGTTCTCGATGATCCCGATGGAATTCGCCATCAGAATACCGTGTTTCAGACAAGTAGACGAGCGAGGAGCGATGATCCCCTCGAAGCCTTCTGGCATCTTGACATTGATACCAAACGGGATGATTCGCACATCACCCTGCTTCATGGAAACATCCTCGCTGCAAGCGAGATCGATCCAAGCACCGTGGCGCTCAAGCTTGCTAGCACCGTCCATATAACGCACAATAATGTCTTCCATTATCACTCCTTAACGAAAAATGGACGAGCCTCCGAGGAGACTCGTCCGTTAACAGACAAGACCGTTTACTTGCAGTCCTCGAAGTCATCCTCACAACCATGGCAATTGCCACAGTCGCCAGACAGGAAGTCCGTGAACTGCTCAAGGTGACGGAGGAAGTTCTCACGCTTCTCATCATCCTTGTGCCACTGAGCCAGCTTCTTCTTGGTTACCTCGTCAATCTCGCTGAGCGACAGGAACTGGTCGTTGTCGTCAGAGTTGCACTCCTTCAGAGCACTGCGGAGAGCATTATGCATGTCGAGGAGGAGATTCAGCTGGAACTCAGCGGGGATGTCGAAGCCATCCATCAGTCGGGCGATTGCATCCATGCAGTCGTAGTAGCGATCACGGTCAAGATCCATGATGTTGTTAATGCGATGCTGCTTGATCTCGTTCTTCATGATTGATTCCTTTCTATCGATTCCACTTCTTCTGGAGAGGGCACGGACGGTCGAACACAGACTCGAATTTGCAGCGGTGCTCATGCACACAAACAGGCTGCAGATAGTCTGCGAAATCATCGCCCCATACGCGCCTAACTTCTTCTTTCATCTGGCGGATTACCTCACGCCATTCACCCTGTGCCTGGAGGCAAAGCCTATCGCCAGCCAGACCGACAAGAGCGCGATAATTGGTGCCAATGCCAATGCGAGTAACAACATTCGTAGGCAGAACGCCACGAGCATCCTGAGTCTCGACACCTGCATCGATGAGCTTATGATATGCATCCTCAACACTTTTCATCGTGTCGTTCCAGAGAGCCTTCTGCTCGTCTGTCTTCACGGACGGACCACAAATCACATCCATGTCTTCGACTTTGGTGAATCGCATTGACTCCTGAGAGTAACTGAATCCGACACGATGACGGACTGCCTGATGCGTGAATGCGCGAGACACTCCATCCACCTGAAACACGAGTGTAATCCACTCGAACACACCATTAAGCGCGGTCTTCTGCATCTCAGCGAAAATCTCGTCTGCCTCGGCATCGGAGATATCGTCGAGCGAATGACGCATATCGCCTCGCATGTTCAAGACTCCTGCAGCGATTACCTTCTTTGGCTGTGGAGTTGCGGATATGCAACTTACCTTTACCATATCTCATCCCTTCTGATAAGCTCCTGGAGAGCACACTTACCCTCCAGGAGCATTCCGTTAACTACGAATTCCAGCGCTTGACGATTCCGTCAGTCACATTGTCTGTAATCTGACCGTGACCCTTAGCGTTGTGGTGAGCCTTCTTGTACTCGACAATCGCCTCGGTGCATTCCTTGTGAAATCCAAGGTACGGCATGTCAGACTCAGGGTCGTCGGGCGTTTGAGACTCACGATAGAGAACCAGCTCGTCTCCATCGTAGTAACTAAAAACATATCGGCCCATTTTTCACCTCCTGTCGTGTCGTCGGGAGATATTATGCGCCATGATCTGGCTATTTTTCACCAGAATTTTCAATTTGTGGAATATTTTCGCCACCGAGCTGAGAAGGCAGGTCATTCTGGTCATTATCGTCTGGCACTGAATGGGCAATGAGCTGACCGTCTTCAGTCTGATAGGCAGACTCAGTCATAATCCTACCACCGCATGAAGCACACAGAGACAACATTGGTGCAGGGCGAGATATGGATACAGGAGTGCTGAGTCCGTTCTTGAGCACTCGCAGCTTCTGGCAACCAGATACTGAATACTTCAGAACGCCAGCACCTTCAGTGAGATCAGCCCCACAGTGAGGACACTCAAGGGGGTACACGTTCCTCCGAACACCACCGATATCATTCATCGTTTTCTCCTCCCACGACGATCAGCTTCTTAGCGAAAAGCGTATCGTCGTTACCGCTGTTTTTGCTTGCTCTACAGAAGAACGAATTTCCGCTCTTCAGCTGATTGCCGTACTCTTCGAGAATGTCCCCTCCAATGTAAACACCGATCACGCCCGTCGAATCGTTGAGCTGAATTACAGCAGACTTCTTACCATCGTGATTCTTCTTCTTGACAGACGTGATTACACCACGCACATAAACGGAGCCTGACTTACCTTGCAGCGAATCGATATTCGTCCACGGGATTTCCTTGTATCCTGCGATGCGGTCAAGATGAGCTAGAGCCTGATGGTTAACAGGAAGCGGATACCGATTGCGCCACGTCAGATAGTCTTCATCCCATGGACGATTAGCTGCACCCAGCAGTCCCAACACCTGAATAGATTCCTGCACACGTTTGTTCACGACACGACGAGTCACGCGATTATACAGATCATCGAAGTCTGCATACGGTCTGTGTTCAAGGATATCGTCTACGGCTTTGTCGCCCATACCCTTGATATGAGTTAGACCGAGTTTAATGGCTTTTACGCCACGTTTGTTCGTGACAATACGGCTTTCACGTCCACTATGATTGATGTCTGGCAAAAACACTTTTACACCATGCTTGATGGCGTCTGTAAGCGCAGAACGGAACTTGTCATCCTCATGCTCGCAATTCATCAGAGCACAATACCACTCGACTGGGTGATAATGCTTAAGCCACATGCACCAGTAGCCTATCTGAGTGTACTGGAATGCATGGGACTTGTTGAATGCATACGAACCAAAATGCACCATCTCTTGGAACAGATTGCGAGCATCGTACTCGCTCATGCCATGGGAAGTGGCACCTTCAAGGAATGCGGGGAGCTCCTTGTTGAACACAGCAACGCCTGGTTGACGCTTAATCATCTCACGCATTCGGTCCACGCCATGGGGATCATAGTTGCCCAGCTGTCCGAAGATGAGCATAATCTGCTCCTGATAAACGAGGACGCCTTCAGTATCCTTCGTGATTTCATCGTAGATAGGATGGAGAGACGGCACCTCTTCACGACCAGCTCGACGGTCAACATACTTCTGGAACAGACCTGAGCGCATTGCTCCTGGACGGTACAGCGCATTGACGGCCACGAGGTCATCGAACGAATCGACAGGAATCTCCCTAAGCAGCCCAGTCATCCCCTGGGAGTTGAACTGGAACACACCATTGGTCTTTCCCTCGTGGAAGTCTGCCAGGATTGCAGGGTCTGCGTAGTCAAGAGCCAACAGATCATCACGAGTTATGCCGCTCAGGTCGCACGTTTCTCGAATGATGCTGAGTGTTTTGATGCCGAGGATGTCGAGCTTCAAGAATCCCATAGCCATACACTCATGACCATCGAACACCGAGCACTTAACACCATTGCGAACATCAAGCGGCATAGCATCTGTGAGCGGGAACGGACTGACCAGAACACCGCTAGCATGCACACCACGCTGTCGCTTGCGATTCAACAGAAGCTTACATGCAGGCTCAAAGTCTGGGTACTTAGAACACAGCTGCTTGCCAGGAATTGTGTTCTCTAGAATGTCGGTAACGATAGCAAGAGACGATGCGAGCTTCTGACTGCCCTTGTCTCCTGGAGTGACGAGGGAAGAAGCCTTGTCCACTTCTGCACGAGGAATATCCATGCATCGTGCAAGGTCTTGCATCACCATCTTCTCCCCGAGATTGCCGTACATCCCCATCGAGGCGACGTTCGCTTCACCATACTTTTCAATGAGATAGTCTTTGATCTCTTGTCGGCGCGAATCTTCGAAGTCCAGATCTATGTCTGGCGGCTCCTCACGTCCTGGTGCGAGGAATCGTTCGAACATAAGGTCGTGAGCGACTGGGTCAGGGTCTGTAATTCGGAGAGCAGCGCAGACAAGGCTCCCTCCAGCCGATCCACGACCTGGACCATAGAAGATACCACTTCTTCGAACGAATTCAAGCATGTCGTCAATGAGGAGGAAGTATCGGACGAATCCCTGTTCGTGGATGTAGTTAAGCTCATATTCGAGCCGTTCGATATATCTTGAGTCATCGCGCTTCCCATCCCACTTTGGCTGAGCCATTCCAGCATACGTAAGCTCACGCAGCTTCTCATATTCCTCGTCATCAGACAGACCAGGATACGGCTGAGGAGTGAGCGACTTCCACTGTGGCATCTGGATGTCAACCATATCGCACACCTGCAAAGTTCCATCAAGCGCACGATCGATATCCATCTGTGTGAGGTATGGATGGTTCGCCAGAAGCAGACCGCCCATCTCATTGCGAGTCATCGGATGGAAGCAGTTGTCATCGAATTCCCATACTTTGCCCTTCGAACCAGTACCGAGGTAATACTTGTGGTACTGTTGCCAATCTCGAAGATAATGTGAGTCTGGAGTGGCGACGAGAGGAAGTCCGAGCGTATTCGCTACTTTGATGGCGGTCATGTTGATGGGAGTCTGCTTGTCAATTTTTGTCGGCATGATTTCCATGAAGAAACGACCGTCGAAAATCTCTGCCATCTGCATACCGAGCTTGAGAGGATCTTTCGACTTCCCGAACATCGTGTCCATACAGCCAGACAAGCAGATGACGTCCTCGCTGCACTCCTTAAGCCAGCTGGGCTGAATACGAGGGCGATTGTAGAATCCATCTGTCCAACCCTTGGTAGACAGTCTGAAAAGATTCTGACAACCTTTCCAGCTCTTTGCAAGCAACGTTACATGGCTTCTACGCTCCCCCTTGACGTGTTTGCTTGCATCGGGGACAATGTAAGCCTCGATGCCTACAATGCCTTTAATTCCAGCATTAGAAGCTGCCTTAAGCAGAGCATATCCAGAACCCATAGCTCCGTGGTCTGTGATCGCAATTCCAGGCTGACCGTGCTCGACAACCCAATCGACATAATCGTCCACACGAGGCATGCCGTCTAGCAGAGAAAACTCGCTGTGGCAGTGGAGGTTCACGAAATCGTCTTTCACAACAGATTCATCTCCTTCAGATTCTTCACGATTGTCTTGCAGATATTGCTTGCAGACGTCTTACATTGATGAAGTGTCAACACAGGAACGCCAGCACGAGCAAAGCACTCAGATGCTGCGAGCATGCGATGCTTCTGGTAAGCGAGATCATCGTATTCCCAACCAGCTTTGCGCACGTCAGGATCTCGCTTCATGCAAGTATCGACGTCTGTGTCCAGCATTACGATGACAGGCTTAACATCCTTAATTACCTGTGCAAGGTATTCAAGGTCTGGATCTCTGCGTTGTTGATAAGCCCAGCAGGACAGCGTAGTCCTGTCTAGGATCGCATTGGCTCCTGCCTTGTCGAGAGTCTGAATCGCTACAGCTGCGACCTTCCACGAATCTCGATCAAAATTCGGAGCTGAGTGATGAGAATTCCCGTGAGAATACTCGTACGGCTCAAGCATGTCCTTGTTCAAATCCAAGACAGGAAATCCCAGCTCCTCGCTCAGACGAGAAGCGAGAGTGGATTTGCCTGCGCCATCAATGCCTTCAATAGAGATAATCATTGTTCGTCCTTCCACGGTTCATTCATCCCAATAAAGTGGCATGCTGCATCATACAGAGTCCGAAAACGATGCACAAACGGTGCGCCAGTCCTGTTGTACGGACGATCGACAATGTAGCACTGAACAGTCTGTTTACCTGCGAATTTGACCAAATTCTTAGGATCGTCGTCAAATATCGCCAGCACGTCATCCACATTGTAATGATCGTGAACGTAGTCGAACTTCTCTTTCGTGAACACGAGTTCACTGTACTGAAGGTCGTGCTGCTTAAGCCAGTATTCCGTGTCTTCACGAATATTGTCGTACTTGTCAGCAGGACGACTGGAGATAATGACCACATCATACCACTGAGACAAACGCCTCAAAGCTCCATGCGTGCCTGGAATCATGGTCATGTTGCGCTTGTGACCTTCCACGCGCCATCGACGCTTAAGCTCAGCGTAGTCTGCATCGTCAAGACACAGAATCTCGTTCAGATGGAGCGACGTCAGGTCGTTCGGAGACGGACTGAGCTGACCATTGGTAGCCCATCGCAGGAAGTCTCCTCCGTAGTCTGCCATCACATTGTCAAGGTCAACAAAGACCTTCCTTTTATCACCGTTCATACTTCCCGCTTCTTGTTGCCCAAAACGCCTTGCCACAACTGACGAGTTCGTCAACGTCTTCCTTCTTTGCGATGAGGATGGCGTCATTGTCGTCGTACTCGCCATAATATTCAATGTACGACTGGAATCCTTCTTCTTCAAGCCACTTTTTAACGTCTGAGTCGGACATAACAGAGGCTCTATCTGCACCGAGCTTATCAATGGCGAACAGACGGAGCACCTTTTCTTGCGATGTCCTGCAAATACAAATACTATTCATCACTTGCCCAAACCCATCTTCTCAAGACGAGACATCGTGTCATAATATGCCATGTGAGCCATATACGTCGAGTCCCACTTTCCGTACCTACCGAGTAGAAGAACATTGTCCTGGTGGTTGTAGAACTTAGCCTTACCGTCTACCTTGATAACCTTGTGGGCACCTTCAACAGGTCGCAGATACTCTGTCTGCTCGACTCCGTCGACCCTGCTGTAACGTGTCCAAGGGGCATCAATGTTAACATTGTAGACGATGATGTTGTCTGGAGTTGAAGCCCAGCCGTTGTGATCTGGATACGGACTGCAGTCAGACACATACATCTCGCGATACAAGCACTGAGATTTCGAATGTGGATAAATCTTGTTCAAAGGAGCTGTGTTGATTACCAGGTCGAACTTACGAGACAGACCTCGCATGTCGCCAGGCATCACCTCGTCCTCTGTGATTCGCAGACCTTGGAGCATGCTCCATGCATCCATCCAGTTGTACGCCTTGACAGTTTTCACAGACCTATGGATGGAATTGTTCGTCCGGGAGGCTCCAGTCTTAATGGCATACAGCTCAGCCATGGCCCTCTGGTCCGCCTTGTTCCAACGCATGAACTTGTCACCATAGCCCACGAATGCAGTCTCGATTTCAATAGGCTTCAACGGGAGTCCACAATTGTCATGAAGATAGCGGACACCATGACCTGGATTCGGCTTAGTGGCAGATAGAATGGTCGGCATAATGCCTTTGTCCATACAAGCCTTTGCTGCAAGCAGACCTGTCATGCCTGCACCGATGATTGCCACACTCATTGATTCCTCATTTCTTCCAGCAATTTAATGAACATCGGCGTCTTTCGAAGCGTACCACGGCTCAGCCTTACAAGACGGTGACTCGAAAGGTATCTGGTGATATTCGCCGAATCCTCTCTTGTCATGCCGCAGAAGTCTTCAATGTCTTGCCTCTTGAACTCGTCGTACGATGACAGGAACTGGAACACAAGAGGCTCATCTTCCATCCACTTAATCACGTCATCTCGAGAGGCTCCAAGCGGTTCGTTCTCCTTGGCACGAGCCTCACTGAACTGCTTGTATCTGAACGAGGACTTCTTGTAGAGCTCGTCAACAAACTGTGCAGCAGCTTCGACGTGCTCCTTCTTTACAAGCAGTCGATTTCCATCATCCGTTGAGAACAAACGAGCTGCCCATGCCGCTGCCATACGAGCCAACTTAACACGGAAATCTGCGCTCTCGACGAGGGGAATCTCTGAAGTGTACCCCTCACCCATCTTAACAGACAACTCGTAAATAAGCTTGCGAGCCTGCTTGGAAAACAAAACGTCCTCAGGTCGACGAGACCACACCCACATGATCAGGTTGTGGCACAGCTCACTCGTGTACACATGCGGCACATCTTCTGTGGTGTTGCTGTTGATCACCTTTGAATCAACATCCTCGCTTGCAGAAGAAACGACCAGATCAAAGCGAGAAATATCCTCAGCCTTACCAATCAGCTGAGGTATAAACTCGACAGGATATGTTCTGCTGGAAACGTTGTCTCCGTACCTAGGGTTGGAAATCCAAATAAGGCGCGTACGAGCAAGCGCACGCTCAGTCTGAATCTTCGTGATCTCTGCGACGCCACTGGAACGAATGCCAGACATGTTCGCAATCTCGTCCTGGGTGAGACCTGACGCCTCATCGATAACGACCAGTCGACGGTCGTTCAGGGGGATCTTTCCCCATGTGATCTGCCAGCGCTTGTTGACTTGTTGCAGACCACCAACAAGACCTGCATACGAGGATGCCTCGCCAGTAACGAACTCTCCGAGCCTGTAGTGTCGCATGAGCTGCTGTACAGTCTCGGTCTTTCCCGTACGAGTGTCCCCGAACAGGAGAACCTCAAGCCACCCGCGCTTCAAAGGCTTGCCATCGAAGTCAAAGCGCAGCAGAGAATGGTATGCCAAATCAACAGCAATATGAACATCGTTCCTGCCATAGATTGATGTCACATTCGTAGACAGATCACGAACGATTTCGTCCATTTTCTGTCGGACGGTCTGACCCTCTGCAGGCTGGAAGACACTGAGCTCTTTTTTCAAGTCGTCAGACATCTCGAACGAACTGATGTCGTCCTCGCTCCACTCCTTGTCGTAGAACAAATGAGTGGCATGCTGCGTTGAAGAGTCTGGCACGGTTATACCTGTGAACACATAGCTCTTACCAGCCTGAATACCGTGGTCTACGATACTGACATGGCGAGTCACGTAGCTCTGGTTCTCGTCGTTCCAGCTAAGCTCAGGAATGAGGACGAGATCTTCAATGTTGACATTGTCAATCACGTCCAGATCTACGGTGCAGTCACCGAGCGCACCTGCGAACTCCTTCATTTTCGTACGCTGAACAGAGTCACTCAGACCTCGAAGCTTCATGAGGTTCGGAGAGTCCTTCGGAATGTTTACTTCCAGCGTGCCACCTGCTATGCCAATAGGGCAAACGGTACACTTCTTCTTGTTCGCTGAAGCGCAGCGGACTACGTATCTATCTGGAACGATATAAGGCTCGAGATCTTTGCCTGCAACCACCGCTGCAGTACGAATACGCTTGCCAGCATACTTTGCAAGGGATGCCTCGTGAAGAGGGACGTCGTACACCTCGTTATCGTCCTCGTCCTGGAGGGTATTGCGAGGAACGGTCTTGTCGATGAGGTGCTGGAAGTCATCGCGAGTCGCACCATAGCCGACCACCCAGTCCGTCACATCTCCATTAGACGGTTCAGAAATAGGTAGATTCAGTATGCGAACAGATGAAGCGATATGCTCAAGATTGTTCGCCACATTGACCATGCCGTTCTGACCAGCCTTGTCAATGTCGTAGCAAATGTTGACCTCACGACTGTGGAACAATTGATTCCACTCGGGCTTCCAGTTACCAGCACCACTGGTGGACGTGACCGCATTGAAGCCTAACTGATGCATTAGGATGCAGTCCATCTCACCTTCACACAGGAAGATGGGGTCATAGCTCCACAGCGACGGATCTGGGAAAAGAGTAACGCCACCACGACCGCGCTCCCAGCTAATCACCTTAGATGAATCGCGCTTAGCCCAGTCGTACTGACGAATGTTATAGCAGCCCTCTTCATTGAACAGCGGGATTGTAATCCTACCATTGTGGTAGCCGAGTCTAAACTGACGAATAGTATCGTCAGTGAATCCACGCTTGTTGTGAAGAAAATCTAGCACAGCCGAATTGCACCAGAGATTGTCTACCAAACCATCGATCACGATATCGGAGATCGGAGGGAGCTTCTTCTTGGGTCGCTTTGTGATTAGTTTGGGCTTCTTAGGCGACTCATCACCAACCAGCTCAATTTCTACATCACCAACGAAACCGTGGTCGCTAAGCCACTTACAAGCTCCCTTAAAATCTGTGTCCTCGTAAAGCTGAACGAATGTGTAGATGTCTCCCTTGAGACCGCATCCGAAACAAGTCCACAGACCCGTATTAAGATTGATAGACATCGACTCGACGCTGTCGTTGTGCCAAGGACACCTGACAGCAACTTCACCGCTGCTGTCAGGTGTCAGCTGCTGCCCAAATGCGTATTCAAAGTAGTCCTTAATGGACATGTTCTGGGCAGACATTTTGCATCCTATTCGAAGTCGAAATCATCATCATCGTCATCGTCTGCGACATCGGTCACAGGCAGAGGCTCCTCCTTGGAAGCTGGAGCGGGAGTCTCGTCGAACGGAGGCTGCTCCTCGTCCTCTTCCTTCACGTTCTTAGGAGCCTTATCAGCCTTCTTAGCCGACTTCTTAGGAGCAGGCTTAGAAGTGGGCTTCGGAGCATCAGGCACCTGAATCTTCGGCTTAGAGACGCCATTCGTAGGAGCAAAACCCTTGATGACATTGCGCATCTGGTCGGTAGTGCCATCTCGATCGTTCGCGTATTCATCAGGCTCAATACCGACAGTCAGGATGAGCTCCTTGCCAAGCAGGTCATTCGGATTCAGCTGGAGACGACCCTTAGGCACGTCAATGCCGCATGCCTTGAGCACCTGGACGAGACGCCACTTGGCATTGTCGCTGAGGGAGGTGTTGTCCCACAGACGACGACCTGCAAACGGCTCACCTTCACAAATCTGGAAGCACCACTTCAGATAAGGCTTACCAGAGTTCTTGCCGACCTCACGAGAAATCTCGAACACAGTGGCACGATAGCGACCAGAGTCAATCGGGTTGAAACCAGAACCCTCGTCCTCGTTACCAGTGAACTCACCAAAATCGAGCAAATCGACAGCCATTGCTTACTCCTCTCCAAAAATCATGTCGTAAACCTCAGGGAACGTGGGATTGTCGATGACAGTACCAAGCATGCCAGAACGGTCTTTGGCGTAATAGGCTCCAACAGGCTGAACCAGCATACGACGCATAGGCTCAACCCCGTCCTCAGTCTCGACATTGTCGGCGTAAAGATAACCGACGATATCGACATACCCGCAGACGTCTGCTGCAAGCTTGGAACTCATCTTAGGCATGGTCTTAACGGCACCAGTGACCTCGTTCTTCTCATCCATGGCGAGTGCCGTGAGAATGACGTTCATGTCAAGGTCACGAGCCATGCGAATGAAGCGACGCATACGCTCGGTGTTGTAGCCCCAGTCTCCAACGGTGAGACCGTCACCGTAGGGACGCTTCACCTCAGGATGGCTCTCGACGATATAGTCCATGAGCTTCTTCTGGAGCTCAGTGACAGAATCGATTACGAGCGTATCTGCCTTACCGCTACCCTTCTCGTGGAGAGTGCGGATAAAGTCCTCGATCTCATCAAAGGTCTCGAACTTCTTCTTGACGACCTTCTTGGACTTAATGCGCGACTGGACAGAGAGTGAACCTCCCTCAACGTCCACGAAAATAGTCTTGTCTCCAGAGCAGCTGAACACGGTCTTACCGACGCCAGGGTCACCGTAAACTAGCATCTTAATGGCGTCCTTAGTCATTCTTAATCACCTTCTCAATCTTGTTGTCAGGGTTCTTGTTGGACTCCGACTCCTGCTTCACATGGAAGCCTTCAACGCCTGCGAGCTCATGAAGGTCTGCCTCATTCATGCGACCCTCCATCTCAGCAATGCAAATCGGACGGTACTCGCAGTCCCAAGAGCAATCTCGAGTGGGATTGCAGTAGAAGCCATAACGGTCTGCGTGCTTCATCGCCATATACTGATTGTACAGCTGACGACCACACTCTTCAACTTCACGCTCGTTGCGATAGACAGCCTCACGATAGTGGTAGGGAGCCTTGGTACGAGCTGAATACGGATCGCACTTCCTGAGGATGTTGTAGTACACACCACACACGTCATAACCCATCTGACGGAGAGCCCAGATATACTGGGTCACCTGGGTATCGGTAATGAGGTGCTTGGTATCGAGTGTCTTTGCCGTCTTGTGTTCAAGAATGTACAGACGACCCTCACGCTCGACGATTGCGTCGACGTATCCGATGAACGTGCACCAGCTGAACTTTCCATTGGGATTCGGGACACGAACCTCGACCTTCAGTTCGCTAGCGACTGGAGTGAAATCGTCGTTGGGGGCGATCTCTTCGAAGTAGTACTTGAGCATCTGACGACCCATGAACGAATCCTTGTCAAAACGCTCAGAGTCACCACCTGTGGAGAGAACCTCCGTAGCCGCCTCAGCGACCTTGTTGTCGTACATGGCCATAGCCATAGAAGCACGAACGTTAACGTCCTTGTCGTTGTTCTCAAGAGAGTAGAACTCTGCGAGGGACTCGTGGACGAGCGAGCCCAGCATCAGTGCGGGAGCCTTGTCGTTCGCGGTCAGCTGGTCGACGTAACGATACTCGTACTTACGAGGGCAACGCCTAAAGCAAGCGAGACGACTGTTGCTTACGGTAATCACTGATTTTACCTCCTTTTTCTCAAATTAAGGTGAGCGATACAATTAGGTTATATAACCCTTCCCTTAAGTATTAAGTTGTATTCATAATCTCCTCTCCCTGTCCGTCGTCATTGTTCCAATATTATCCTCCATTTTCAGAGGAAAATATGCAGAAACTTAAAAATTTATTGATTCGTAGCAAGAACTGCGCTTTTGATGTTTGAGATGACTGTATCCACGGTCACTTCCTTGTCGTTGATGTAGGATTCAATGGTCTCGTCAACGGTGTCTGCAGTGATGAGCTTGTAGATGTCTGCGCCATGGATGTCGTTCATACGAGCGTAGATTCTGTCCTCAGCCTGAGCATTGTCGTCAGGCGTCCATGCTCGGTCTGTGAAAATCATCTTGCTGGCAGCCGTGAGTGTCAATCCTGTTCCAGCTGCACCGATGGTGGCAATGAACACTTTTACCTTTGGATTGCGCTGGAACTGCTTCACAGCTAACTCACGCTGCTGCTTTGGAGTGTCGCCTGTGTATGTAACGCATCCGTATTTTCGAAGTGTGCGCTCAACGGACGCTACGACCCTAGCCCAGTTGCTGAAAATGACGACCTTCTCGTCTTGCTCAACACATATCTCCTGGACCATAGCTTCGAGCGTCTGGATCTTTCCGCTTGGTATAACGGTAGAGAATGCAGTCTCTGTCAAGCAATTGGCATCCGTAGCAATCTGTCTGAGGCGCATGAGCCTACTGACTTCAGCAGGAGCGGTCACGAACACATTGTTCTCAACCTCAGCCACATACTCATTGAGCATCTGGGTATAGATTTTGGACTGCTTGTCGCTCATGCCGCACTTTATAGTATGGACGCGCTTGGGAGGTAGGTCGTGGATCACGTCGCATTTCCGTCTGCGAATCATGTATTGGCTGAGCTCACGAGACAACAGATCGAGGTTCTGGTAGCCAGACGCCTTCTTGCCAAAGTACGTCTGCTCGTAGATGACGTATGTAGGTATCCAACGCCAGAACGAGCTGTACTTCTTCTTGTCGATGAAGTGTAGCAATGCCCACACGTCTGCAGGATTCTCTCGCATGGGGGTGCCAGTCAACAGATACAGCTCACGACTGCGATACGACAACTTGTTGACTATGCCGTAGTTCGTGGCGTTGCCAGCTTTGGTTCGAGCCTTGTGAGACTTGCACCTGTGCGCCTCGTCAACGATCAGGACGTCCCATTTGCGGTCGCACAGAACCTTGGCATTGCGCTCAAGCCGAGCCGCCTCGTAGTGGATGATGGTCCAACGGGACGTTCCAATCACTTGTTTTCCATCGTAGACTTCAATGTCCTGACCTTGCCCCAGTAGGTCACATATCTCAGCTCTCCAGTTGTTCTGAAGCCCATTCAGGGTGATTATCAAAATATGTTTGTTGGTCTTCTGGGCTGCAGCGGCTATTGCCTGTATGGTTTTCCCCAGACCCATGTCGTCTGCGAGGATGCCTCGCTTGAGTTTACGGAGACCTTTGGCTCCTGCTTTCTGATATGGAAGGAGTGTCTTCCCCATGCTAGACCTCCTTCACCCAAACAGCGTACATCGTGGTTCCACCTGCGAAGAAGTCATTGATATCCTCAGAGAATTCAATGGTGTCGACTGTGTCGATGTGGACCTGATTCGATACGACTGTGGCTTCAATTGACGAGCCACGCTCTGCATCAATACCACACCAAATCGACACCTTTGTTCCGACGGGGAACTTGTCTGTGGCGCATGTGCTCTGTTCGGTTAGAGACGTGTGGTAGAATCCGTTCATTTTTGAGTACCCGTCTGGTGCAGCTGGGGTATCGTAAACGATTTCGGCTCCGCTTATCAGTTGAGTTTTGTATGCGTCTGACTGCTGATGTGGGAACATTTGATTCCAGACCCACATTACGAGAATCAATGCTACGACTGTCAGACAGATTTTCTTGAGAAGGTTTTTCATGGTATGCTCCTACTGGGCGGCTTTTTCTAGTGATACACATTCTGGGCATGAAGTCCCGTACTATCGCTTTTTAGTTCATAGTATCTGCACTTTGGGCTAGTTCAGTTCGAGCTTGAAGTCTGCAGTCTTCGAGACACGATTCTTGAACTCGACAACGTAGGTGACCTTGCCAGTGTACTTGTCGTTCTTGCGGACGATGCGCTTGATGTCCTCAGCCTTGGTACGCTTGTAGCCACGGTGAGCGCGAACCTTCTCGATAACCTTTTCGGGAGCGATGGCGGCGATGTCGTTCATGTTCTTAACGTTCTTCATTGTTGACTCCCTGTCGTAGTTGTTGAACTTCTTGACAACGTTATTATCCCTCAAGATTGTTCAACTTCTATCGGGAATCCGAAAAATATTGAAAATATTTTTATACGAGATCGTCCCAACCATCGAAATCGATGTCTCGTCTGTTCATCTCCTGGAGGATGTCTGGGTTAATGTCTATGCCGCCAGACTTCTTTTTGTAAGATACGCCTTCGATATCGAACGCCTTAGAGATTTTCGATATCTCGCTTTTCACGTACGATTCGAATCCAAAGTCATCGCCGAGTTGATGCTCTGTCAGGAAAAGCTCATAGGACTCTGATGCAGACAAATCATCCATTATACGCTTTGTCCAAGTCGACATGGCTTCTGCAGGTCGGTAGCTTCCAACTTCTTGGATAAACTGAACAGCGTACCTTCGGATTTCATCGTCGACTTTCAGCCACGACGTTGCAAACGTCTTTAGTCTAGTGCTGTATCTGTCGACGTACTTCCACATACCGCAGCCACGACCCTTAATCAAGCTACCTTCACTAACCAGTCTATTGATTATTTGAAGTGCTGTCTGCGGAGTAACATTCGTGAATTTCACAATCCCCGTAACAGATACCGTGTCCGCATAAGCAGAAAAGTATTCCTCAAGCATAGGATATTCCGTCTTCAGATCTTCAAAGGCGTCCCCAGGCAACATATCAATGTCTGCATTCTTCCAACCAGTTCGAGCACAATCAATCATGAATTTGTTGACAGATACACCATTCTTCTCAGCAGCTGCGGCTATCTTCTTCCAGACGCTACCGTTCGCTTTGATGGTGATACCGTATCTGCCATCGTCTTTCATCTCATGAATTTCCATGCCATCCCTTTCTCTCTGAATTGTACACTTTTTGCATTATCGCTCTGTTTTCACACAAACACATTGAGAATCACGTATTTTTCTCTGAGGGGGGGACTCCCCCTCCCTCTAGGTGAACGTCAATCAATTTTTAAAAAGGTGAAAACCGATTCAGTAGTTCTAATCGCCCACGTGATTTTTCATAATGAATCATATCTAAGAGAATGCTAGACTTGAAGATGAGGAGGGGGGGGGAGTCCCCCCCTCAGAAAAAAATACGTGATTTGGAATAGAAAAAGAAAAAGAAAACCCCTCAGGCACGGCAAACACATTGAGAATCACGTATTTTTCTCTGAGGGGGGGACTCCCCCTCCCTCTAGGTGAACGTCAATCAATTTTTAAAAAGGTGAAAACCGATTCAGTAGTTCTAATCGCCCACGTGATTTTTCATAATGAATCATATCTAAGAGAATGCTAGACTTGAAGATGAGGAGGGGGGGGGAGTCCCCCCCTCAGAAAAAAATACGTGATTTGGAATAGAAAAAGAAAAAGAAAACCCCTCAGGCACGGCAAACAC